CGGTGGCTTTCACAAGCTAGACAGCCTTACTGCTTCTGCTACAGATACCTACGCTTTGACGCTAGGGTCTGCGGCATACTACCCAGAGAGTGCTAACCAACTGCTAGTATCTCTGAACGGTGTTATTCAAGCACCACAAGACAGCTTTACAGTGTCGGGTTCTAACCTAGTGTTTGACAGCGCACTGACAGGCTCAGACAGCATCGACTTTGTTGTTGCGCTGGGTGATGTGCTGGCTGTAAAGACGGTTACTGATGGGGCTATTACGACTGCCAAGATTGGTAGCGGTGCTGTAACATCTGCCAAGCTGGACACTAACATAGCGGTGTCTGGCAATCTTGATGTCGGTACTATTCGTGATGCGGCTGGCACTAACACTGCCATGACTATTGATAGCACTGGTCGTATTCTTACACCAGCTAGACCAGCTTTTAGTATGAGAAGAATAGGTACGGCAGGGGGTATTAATGGTGTAATACAATTTAACAGTACAATATTTAATACTGGAAACTATTACGATACAACCAATCATTATTTTAAAGCACCTGTAACTGGACTTTATTGTTTTATGTTAAATGCTTTTGCTTGTAGTTCTAATGGCGGCACAACAACAGGAACAATAATAGTAGATTTTGAAACCAGTTCAGATGCTTCAACTTGGGATATAGCTAGAGAATATTACGCTTACACTAATATTACTTCGTATTTACCTGCTCACACATCGTTTATAACAGAAATGACAGCTAATGATTACATTAGGGTAAATGTATCTAATTTGTATTTGTACCAATATGCAACCGCAGACGAAGGTACGCCACACTTTCAAGGCTACTTAATAGGATAGGAGACTGACATGGCTTTAATTAAACTAAACAATCAGTCTCTGTCTGCTGTTACTAGCGCAGGGTTGCCCAGTGGTACTGTGTTGCAGGTGGTGCAAGCGGTTAAGTCTGATTACTTTACTACAACATCAACTAGCTTTGTTGATATTCCAAGTTTAACTGCAAGCATTACGCCTATCTCCACATCAAGTAAAATTATGGTAGAGTTTAACATTGGCGCACATACAACAAATGCTGGTAATCAAATAAAATATAGAATTGTTAGAGATGGCACATCTATTGGTCTTGGGCTTAGTGGTCAAGGCACTCAAACTACTGTAGGTGTAACTGTTAACGCAAACAGAGGTGAGACAGCAAGTATGAAGTTTCTTGATAGCCCTGCAACAACTTCTGCAACCACTTATAAAATACAAGTTTTAGTTGGCGGAAATCAATTAGATATTAATAGAAGGCCTAGTGAATACAGCGCAATTAGCACGATTACACTTACGGAGATTGCAGGGTGAACCAGAACGATATCCCTTTATATGCTGGTGGCCTGACTGCTCCGTGGTGGATCAATGTTCTTAATGAGTGGCTGTCTCTTGTGGCGATTATACTGACAATAGCCATGCTGTCGCGGAACCTATGGAAATCACGGAAGGACTAGCTAGTGCTTGCCGAGCTTGCTGCCGCCAACGCCGCTTTTCAGGTGGTCAAGCAATTTGTGCAGAACGGCAAAGAATTGTCAGACTGCGCGGACAAGATCGCATCATACGTCAACGCGACTGAGGACTTGCGCCGCAAAGCAGAAAAGAAAAAGCGCAGTCCATTTGCATCCGGCGACCTAGAAGAATTCATGCATCTGGAAAAGCTCAAGCAGCAAGAAGAAGAGCTAAAGCAGTTGATGATCTGGCACGGGAGGCCCAACTTGTGGACGGACTGGCTAAACTATCAAGCGGTAGCGCGTAAGAACAGACAGGCGGCACTAGCTGCCCGGCGTAAGCGCAACAAACAAATCATAGAAATCATTATAATAGTTGTTCTAATCATAGCAGGGTTTGTAGGACTTGCTATGCTTATGTGGTGGGTGTTGTATCTGAAAGGGCTATAATGGCGGGGGAAACAAGGACGGGGCTAATAGGCGAGCATGTCGCTTGCGCCGCTGTGTTGGGAATGCCGGGCATCATGGGCGCGGCTATGGCACAACAGGACAAGATAGACTTGCTGGCGTGGGATGATGTTGGCTATCTGCGCATACAGGTGAAGGCACGCAACATGCTGCCAGAGGCAGACGGACGCACGCCATGCTATCACTTTAACTATGGCATGGGGCTAACTAAAAAGAAGGCAGAGCGCGGCGCGTATGATATAATAGCGTCAGTAGCAATTGACCGGCGCAAGGTAATATTCACCGCGCTGGATAGTGTCGGCACGGTAAGCAAGCGCATCAGTGCGCGGAGCTTTGACGAGCCGGACGTAGAGATAGATAGCTGGCAGCATGCGCTGGCGGTGGTGAGAGGTGGCATATGAACTGGGACAACTACCCAAACTTTACCGAGGCTGAGTTTACATGCAGCCATACAGGCAAGTGCGAGATGCAAGCCAGCTTCATGGATAAGCTGCAAGCGCTACGCACAGCACACGGCAAGGCGATGACCGTGACCAGCGGCTACCGCCATGAGACACACCCGGTGGAAGCGGCGAAGGACAGGCCGGGCATACACACGATGGGGCTGGCTGTAGATATCGCGTGCGGCGGGGCTGACGCATACAACATTATGCGCCTAGCGTTCGAGCTAGGCTTTACCGGCATAGGCGTGGCACAGTCTGGGCGCAATCGTTTCTTGCACTTGGACACATACACCAAGCCGCCCCGGTCTAACGTGTGGAGTTATTAGATGTTAGGAATATTAGCAAAGATACTTGGGTCTGGTGATGTCGTGAAGCAAGGCATTGACCTTATCGACAGCATGCACACTAGCACAGAAGAGGAAGTAGCGGTAAAGTCAAAGGCAAAGACGGATTTGCTACAGGCTTACGCGCCATTTAAGATAGCGCAGCGCATGCTAGCGTTTATGTTTGGCTTCACCTATGTGACTTGCTTCGCCATTGTGATGGGCATGACGCTATCTGGCAGGGGCAACCCTGATGACGTCACCAAGGTCATGGATCAGTTTAGCATCAACTATGCGATGCTGTTGATACTGGGCTTTTACTTTGGCGGCGGTGCTGTTGAGGGATTGCTAGAGAAGCGCAATAAAAAGTAAGGGGGCTACTGCGCCCCCTTCACTATCTCCAGCGTGTGGCGCTGGCCGTAGGTTTTTCGCAATATGCCACGGTCGCACATGATTTCCACATGCTTTCCTATGGCTTGCTTGGAGACGTTCAGGGTAGCCGCTAGCTGTGTGTAGCTAGGAACGTACCCCTGCGCCTCAGATAGCGTCTGTATGGCGCTCAGAACGCGATGCTGGGCTGGTGTAATCCTATACATCGCCAAGCTCCTTCACGGTCAAAGCATTCTGACGCACGCGCATGGCTGGCTTTGCCGGCACAACCTTCTCTTGCGTAGCTTTCATGTTGCGCATGCCCCACTTAACGATAACCCTTTTGCCATCCACAACGGTGTTTGCTTCTTCATGGTTGCCCATATAATCCTTGATGACCGTTTCCGCGTCAGCGATAATCTGGTCGCACTCTTTTTTTGCACGCTTCGCCTCAAGCAAAGCCTCGATAGCGTCCTGAACTTCGCCGTCTGATACGTCCAGCGGCTGTGCCACATCATCGACCCGGCTGTAGGCCACGTTGCCATCGGCTGGTGACATCAGCGGATACCAGTCTATGTCTCTGCGGCGTTGCTCAAACTCTTCGACAGCCTGTGCAATGCGTGCCTGTACGCCAGCGTCAGCGTGGTACAGGAACATGCGCAAGGTAGACCCGCGATAGAGTACACACACCGCGCCCAAGCTTGCACCAGCGCACATCATCTGCGCCTGTAGCTGTAGCACGCCGCGATGTGGTGGCGGCACATCTTCTGGCGCTGCCTGTGTTGTCTTGCATTCCAGCAACAATTTTTTGTCGGTTAACTGGATTGCGTTTGCCGTGCCGGGGATGATGATGCCCTGCGCGTGGTCTTCTTTTATGAGACGCGTGCCTGTGGCCATGCCGTCCAGCGATGCTGCAAGGCGAAGCTTGTCATGGAAGAACGCTTGCGCGAAGTCGTCTTCGACATCGACAAGGCCAAGGCGGCGTGATGCTTCTGCGATGATTGCACCCTCATGGATGTCGCCCCATGCCATGAGTTCATTCTGTTCGATAGGGCGCGGCGTCACGCCTTCGTCTACCATAAGCATGTCTGACAGCAATTCGTTTTGCGTGGCATATGGTGATTGCCCCATAAGCTGCGCGATGCGCGAGGCTGATAGCATGTTATCAGGTGTAAGTTTTCCGACCATTATACTGTCTCCCATTTGTTTCTTTTGCTTATATTATCCCTTGCTAAAATAACCCGCATGTTTGCTGGTATATTTAAGCCACACACGTTTGCACCCTGCAACGGCACAATGTGATCAACGTGATGTTCAAGACCTGTCATGTTTGTCATGGCGATACGCTCCTTGTGCTTCACCTTTATACGTTGCATATCCGCCCAAAATGGCGTTGCTTTTTTGACGTGTCTTTTTCTATTTGTTTTTATAACCGTCAACACGGCAACGTTTTTTAATCTGTAAGCTTTTCTTGCCGCACGCACCTTTTCTTTGTTTTTTAGACTGTATTCACGCACCCTAGCGCGTATTTTTTCACTGTTTCTTTGATAGTATTCTTTCGTTTTTTCCCGTATTTCTTCACGTTTCTCTTTGTACCTCTGTGAAGAGTTTTTCTTCATGTGTTCTTTGTTGCTTGCATAGTATTCTAAATTATACTGCGTAATTTTATCTTTGTTTACTTCCGCGTAATTCTTCACTTTTTTTAACAAGCGTTCTTTGTTTTTCTCGTAATACTCTTTGTCAAATTTTTGCTTGCATTCAACGCACGTTTTCTGCGCAACAAACCGTTCACAAACATGCCCATGCTTGCACGGCTTGCCAGTGAAGTATCGAGGCAGCCCTTTTTCTTGTGCCTCTTTGCGTGTGATGATTTCCATATCAACCCCCCATAAGATAGATTAAATTCCACCACGTATATTGTGGCCCGAATATGTCTAGCCAGCCCATGACCCACAGGCTGAGTAGCGCATATGTAAACAACATTCCAGCAACTTTCTGCATGATATTCCCCTTATGCGTTGATGAGATTACGCACGCTAGATGCGTGCCACTGACCGCCCATTGCGGTCGGTATCTGCGCGTCATTGAGCGCGGATGCGATGGCGCGTAGGCTCTGACCAGCCTTGCGCAATGCGTTGATAATAGGCATAGCTTGCGGCGCTACCTGTGCGGTGGCGCTGGCGCGTTGCTTGCCGGTAACTGAACCACCCTTTGCAGGGTCAGGTGAGCCGAGCTTTACGCCACGGCGCTTGGCTGCGGCTAGCGCTGCCTTGGTGCGTTCGCTGATGCGGCGACCTTCCCATTCTGCAAAGACAGCGGCCATCTGTAGGAATGTGCGGTCTGCCTCTGGCATGTCGGCGCATGTAATAGGCACGCCAGCTTCGAGCAAGCCTGTGATAAAGTGGACGTTACGCGCCAGCCGGTCGAGCTTTGCGATAAGCAGTGTCGCGCCTATCTTCTTGGCGTGCGCCAATGCCTTGGCTAGCTCCGGGCGGTTAGATTTCTTGCCGCTTTCTACTTCTGTGTATTCAGCGACAATATCGTAATGCGCACATGCGTGCTGCTGTGCCTCAAGGCCAAGGCCGGACTGGCCTTGACGCTGAGTAGATACGCGGTAGTAGACGATGAACTTCATTATGCTGCCCCTTTATGCGTGTGCTGAAACTTTGACCAACACCATGTCAGGTGTTGCGATGCAGACGTATGATTTGCCCTCTGCCATCATCAATTCGTTTGCGCTGTTGATCTTGAACATCGGCTGACCAGCCTTGTCAAACGCAGCAAACGTCTTTGGTGATACGTGAATTGATTTTAAGCCAGTTGTGATTGCGACTGTCATGCCCTTGGCAATCTTGTCTGTAATCCAATCAAATGTTTTTGCTGATGCTGTCATTTTATTCCCTTTCAACTAACGGTCAACGTGCCGTCAACTATTATATATCACTTCGATATCATAATGTAAAGGGCAGATAGCGAAAAAATATCAGGGCGATATCATGACAACAACAAAACCAACATTATTGCGGCTCAGAACCAAGACGGTTTTGATGCTGAAGGAAGCGGTAGAGCAGTCGGCGCATCGCTCGATGGCGTCACTGGCTGACGAAATACTGGCGCAAGAATTAGAAAAGCGCCTGACCAAAGACGGGTCTGACTTAGACCGGGTGATAGCGGCGGCACGCAATGGTTAACTCTCGCAACAAGGGCGCATCGTTTGAGCGTGACGTAAAGAACAGGCTGCATGCGGAGCTTGGGCTAGAGTTTCGCAGGGTGCTAGACCAATGGGCAGAGGCTGGCTTGCCTGACCTGACGTGCGAAGACGATGCGTTTCCGTTTGTAATAGAATGCAAACGCTACCGGCAGGGTAGCACGTTTGCCTCGCCCAGCCATTGGGATCAAATTTGCGTGGCAGCGGAGAAGGCTGGCAAAATACCGGCGCTGGTCTATAAGTTCGATAGACTGCCGGAACGCTGGCGCGTGCCTATTGAGGCGCTGGCGATGCTAGCCACGTTTGAGCGCCAAATGGGTGACGGGTACGACTGGAAGTACGCAGTCGAGATGACGTTTAACGATTTCTGCATGGTTGCAAGGGAGCTTATGTGCAATGAAACTAGCGAGTGATATGAGCGTGGAAGAGTTCGCCGCGCATCTAAAGAAACAGCGAGAGGCGTTGTTTGACGCCAACGACCGGCATGATGTAAACAACAGATGGCGCAACCCAAAGTGGCGTAGTTCTGTTATATCTGCGCACACAGCACGCATTGCAATGAAGCGGCGTAGCTCAAACAGGCAGCCAAACAAATGATGCGTCATATAGATTTATGTTCGGGCATCGGTGGATTTGCGCTGGGGTTTGAATGGGCTGGCCTGTCAACGCCAGCCATGTTCTGCGACATTGAGCCGTGGTCGCGCAAGATATTAGCAAAGCATTGGCCTGATGTGCCAATCGAAGAAGATGTAAAGGTGTTAGCAAATGAGCCAGAAAAAATCCCAGCCGGGGGACGAGATACAATTCTTACTGCCGGGTATCCATGTCAACCATTCTCACAAGCCGGGAAGCGCCTCGGCGCGGAAGATGACCGCCACATCTGGCCGTACATCCGCGAGATTGTTGCACAAAAACGACCCGCTTGGTGCGTTTTCGAAAATGTTTATGGTCATGTCTCCATGGGTCTCGACCAAGTGCTATCTGACTTGGAAGCCGATGGCTACGCCACAAGGGCGTTTATTGTACCGGCTTGCGGTGTCGATGCCCCGCACAGACGAGATCGGGTCTGGATCATCGGGCGATTTATGGGCAACACCGAGAGCATCGGACGGGACGGGCGGGCCGAGACAACTGGACGAACAGGGCAGACGCATCAGCAAGACGAACCCCGACTTGAAATTTGGGGCGAATTTGGCGGATCAGGCGAGGATGTGGCCGACACCGCGCGCGTTCATGCACAAGGACAGCACGACAGACAGGGGGAAGGGGAACTTGGGCGAGAAGGTCGGTGGCCCACTGAACCCGCAGTGGGTAGAGTGGCTCATGGGATACCCAGAAGGGTGGACAGACTTAAAGGATTAGGCAATGCGATCTTGCCAAAAATTGCAATGCAAATAGGGATTGCCATACGGCAATGCGAGGCCAGCGCAACTGGTCAGTAAAGTGTAAAGGAAAATAAAATGGCACTTGGTTTAGTAAATGAAAGCGGCGGCGGTGGTAACATCACGCCAATAATAAAGTTTGACGCGAAGGTGGGTGAGTTCTACCGCGTTGAAAGCGAGAACGTAAACGGCGAATGGGTGCGTGAAAGCATCGAGATGGCGTTACCGTTTGAGGTAGCGATTGACATGGAAAACATCGAGGTCGGCTATATGGCGTTTGTTGCCAACCGCCCAGACTTCCACATGGTCAAGCTGGGTGAGCGCATGCCAGACAAGCCGACAGCAGACCACAAGTCTGCGTTTCGTGTGAAGCTGTGCAGCCGCGAGATTGGCTTGCGTGAGTTCAGCAGCCAGTCGAAGATGGTGCAGTCTGCGTTTGACCAGCTACACAATCAGTACGAGGCTGAACGCGCGAACAACCCCGGTCTGTGTCCTGTCATGAAGGTGACAGCCACAAAGACAGCAACCGTTAACACACCGCAGGGCGAACAGCGTTTTAAGGTGCCGGTGTGGGAAATCAGCCAGTGGGTAGAACGCCCAACGGCATTTGATGGTGCGGAAGCACCTAGCGCACCGGCAGAAACGCCGGCTGCGCCTGTGGAACAGCCAGCCGCGAGTGGCGCTGACCTGTTCTAGCAGTTGGTAGGGCGCTGGGTTTCCTCCCTTTGCCAGCGCCCTACCATTTCCAAAGGGGAAGAGGGAATAAGATGACACAGAACATAGCAGCATATATAGAACAGATAGCGCGGCACTACTGGGGCGAACCAAAAGAAAAGCGCGGCCATGAACTGCGCTGGGGTACGCACGGGTCGCGCAGTGTAGACTTGCGCAAAGGCACATGGTTTGACTTCGAGGCCAACGAAGGCGGCGGGGTCATAGACATGGTGCGCATCAATGAGGGCGCACAGCTACGCAGTCTGCCTGATATATTGGAAAAGCAATTCGGCATAGCCAAGCAAGTGCAACAGACCATCCAGCCAGCGCGGTACATGTCAAAGGCATACGATTATATAGATGAGCATGGCGAGTGCATCTATCAGGTTGTGCGATACGAGCCAAAGACATTTAGGCAACGCAGACCTGACGGCAAGGGCGGCTGGGTGTGGAACGTCAAGGACGTTACCCCGGTGCCGTATAATCTGCCTGACATCATAGCCAACCCGAACAAAAAGATATTTGTGGTGGAAGGCGAGAAGTGCGCAGACGCAATGAAGAAGCTGGGTGCGGTAGCAACGACCAGCCACGGCGGTGCGAAGAACTGGCACGCGGATCTAAATAAGTGGTTTGCAGGGCGTGACGTTGTGGTGTTGCCTGATGCTGACGAGGCTGGCAAGGCACATGCTGACGTAGTGGCGGCTAACCTCTTGCCCGTGGTCAACTCTATCAACTGTGTCAACTTGCCGGGCTTGGATGATAAGCAAGACGTTTACGATTGGCTACAGGCTGGCGGTACGAAGGAAGAGCTAGCGGCGCTGGTCACATCGGCACAGCCGATTGAACAGGCGCCGGTGGTCGTGGAAGCGCCAGTAGAACGCCCAGACGTATTCGATGTGTATGATGTACACTATCTGCGCAACATGCCGCCAGTGGAATGGCTGGTGGATGGGTTGCTTACCAAGCATGGGTTCAGCGTGCTATACGGTGAGCCGGGGGCTGGTAAATCATTCCTAGCGATAGACATGGCGCTGTCGGTGGCTTATGGCAAGGCGTGGCACAATAACCCAGTGCAGCGTGGCGCAGTGCTGTACATAGCTGGCGAGGGTGTTGGCGGTCTGGGTAAGCGTATCAAGGCATGGCAAGCGCATCACAAGCTAACAGCGGATGTGCCGTTTTACGTTCTACCCACGGCGGTGAGGTTTCGCGAACCTGACGATGTGGAGCGCCTACTGCGTACCATCGACAACCTCGATACTAAGTTCAGCGCGGTGTTTGTGGATACTGTAGCACGCGCCCTACTCGGCGGTGATGAGAACAGCGCAACCGACATGGGCATGTTTGTGGATGCGTGCGAGGTGGTAAAGCGCCACTGCGAATGTGCGGTGGTGGCCATTCACCATTCCGGGAAGGACGCGGCGAGGGGTATGCGCGGCAGCACGGCGTTGCTGGGCGCCGTTGACGCAAGCATCAAGGTGAGCAAGCTGGAAGAGACGGTGACGCTGACCACGGAGAAGCAGAAGGACGCGGAGCCAATGCCAGACGCAGCGTTTACGATGACCCCGGTGGCGTTGATAGACGATGTGAGCGTGGTGATGACACAGGCCGACATGCCAGAGAAGAAGCCGCGTAGTGCGAAGCTGACGGAGCCGCAGAAGATAGCCCTGCAAGCACTGCGTAATCTGTCTGTCGAACTAGGCCAAGAGCGCGTGCCAGTGACGGCGTGGCACGACAAACACCGTGCGAAAACACCCGATAGCACGCGTTCAAGGCGCAGAGATGCAAGGGATGCGTTACAGACAAAGCGTGCGATTGTGATAGAAGGTAGCTATGTGTGGGAATACAAAGACTTATAAGGAAACGTGCGACTGTAATAACCTTAAATCGCACGGTCGCACGCTGAAGTCGCACGCGTGGTGTTGTGCGATAATCCCTATGGTTATCGCACGCACGCACGCACAGCACGGAGAAAGGGCAAAGGGATGAGAAAAGTAAAGAAGCCTGATGCTACAGCATTGAGACGGATGATGGGAACCAAGGTGACAAGTGAGGCAACCTATCGGAAGATACAAAACTACCTCACAGAATATGACAGGGTTGTGTCTGACTATGAACGCCGGTGGGGTGTGGAGAGATTGCCTAACCTTGTGTCGCCTGAATTGCGGGATAGGTTCTGGCAGCAGATGGACAAGCTCAACGATGCTATCCATCGTGATGCGGCGGTTGATGTTGAACATCATGTGGCTGTGACCTTGCGTGCTTATGCGGCGTTGGAGAAGGAAGCCATCGCGCTGGGCGGCAAAGAGATTGGCATGGACGTGTGGACTGCGCATGCTGATGGCAAGGTCGTTGCGATAGCGCGTGATGAGCAAGCGGTTATGCATATCAAGAAGGACATGCCTGACGCGCTGGTGTATTGCGTGCAAGAGGTGGCGGTGATACTGGCCAAGTGGTCAGAGCAGAACACGCTAGCCGTTGCTGTCAAGGATGCGTTCCCCGGCGCAGTGGTGAGTGACGTAAAGAAAACAGACCTAGAGGACAAGCTCGATGACAAAATCCCTTTCTGAGAACAAACGCCCGTACAGTGTCATGCCAATGCGTGCGTGTGGCGACCGCAAATTAAAAGAGCGTGAGCTTCGCGTTCTGGGGGCGCTGTGTGCGTTTGTTAATCGCGCTGGGGTATGCTGGCCATCTCTCGATACCCTATGCTCAGTGAGCGGCTATGCGGAAAGAAAGAGCATTCTGGATGCGATGAAGCGGTTAAAGGATGGCAAGTATGTGCGCCAGCTAAACCCTAAAGAGTATCAAGAGACATCCAGCGGGTGGAAGACAAACAGGTATCAGGTGCTGTGGAAGGGCGATGAACCGCTGCCAACCTATGAAGATATACACACGGCCAAGGCGCTACAGCTACGCGCAGACCAAGAAGATGATATCAGCAAAGAGATAGGGGGTCTGGGGGATGCACAACCACAGACAGACACGCACGCTGGTGAGCTATGCCATGCCTATCTGCGTGCCGTCCAACAGGCGACAGGACAGGTGAGGCTGTACGATAATGAGATAGCACACGCACGCCGGCTGGCATTGCGTGAGGTATCGGCTGACGATGTACGTGCTGCCACGCTTGCGGTGTGTGACCAAGCCATAGAGAGGCGTGCCGGCGTGCCAGCACTGTCTGACGTAGTGCGTTATTTTGACGTACAGGAAAACAAAGGTTGATTTGCTTATGTACAGCGCGCGCAAACACGCCCGGCCAGAAAAAGCGACCCCTTGCCCCCGCCCCCGTCTGGTACTGTACGGGGGGTGTCACACAAAATTTTCCCCGGTTCTGTCGTATGACTTGCCCTAGCTGCGGAGCCGACCATCACCAGCTATATGACGAGGCCGCAGACCTGTGGGAATGCTACTGGTGCGGTGAGCGCTATTGCGTAGAACAACCAGACGATGATAGTGTAGAAACACCAACATTGAGGGAGTTAGGCATTGACATATGACGAGGTACGCAGATGCGCCGATTGCGGGTGCGAGGAGTTCGATTGGGAAGATGCGGAGCATTGCCGTTGCAAGAACTGCGCTTGCCCTTGCACAGAGCATGTGCCGGTGGCTTATGCTACGGGTGACGGGTCTATGGCAAAGCTCATGGCCAATGGGCAGTGTCCTAAGTGCCAGACAGAGTTGGGCGGCGAGATGAAATGCGAAGCGTGCGGCTTGGAGATTGTAGGGTGAAGATTGTGGATATATTAGACGAGGCGAAAAGCGCGGTCGCCGACCGTGGCAAGAATTACGGCAACGTGTACATCAACCATGAGCGCATAGCCGCGCAGTGGTCGATTACATTGGGCGTTGAGGTTACCGCCGAACAGGTGGCGATGATGATGGTGCAAGTGAAGCTAGCGCGGTTGATGGAGACACCCGACCACATGGATAGTTGGGTAGACATTGCGGGTTACGCATGGACGGGAGGCAAGTGTGTCCAAGAAGCCCCTGACAACTAGGCAACAACGCGCAGCGCTGGCTAGCCAAGACACAGACCGGCGCGAGGCGGTGGTGCAAGAGCTAGAGGCTATCGCGGCTGGCGAGGCTACAGATGTCATTAGCTGGGATGCTATGGGTCAGGTGCAGCTTACGCCGTCTGACCAGTTGCCGGAACGCGCACGGCGTAGCATCAAGAAGGTGAAGGTAACGCCAAACCAGCACGGCAACACCATCGAGGTGGAGATGCACGACAAGCTGTCGGCGTTACGCTTGCTGGCAAAGCATCGCGGTTTGTTAGAGCCGAACAGTGACGACCAGCGCCCATCTATGATAGGCATTAACGTGACCGGGCCGCAAACCACAACGTATGAGGTGAAGGATGTCAGTGACGAAGATGACGCACAATAATTTTGTGCGGTTTTTTTCTGACTACGTTATCTGCGACCATTGCGGCGAGGATACGCGTGGCCGGTGTTACGCTGAGACACAGCAAGTGGTTTGCTCTAGTTGCAAGGGCGTGCTGTTAGATATTGATGAGAGCATGACCGATGTGACAGAGGGCATGATGATAGTAACGTATATCCCCGGAGACTTTGATGGCGAGAGCGACTAGAGCGACTGACAGGTCGCGGCGCAGAACCAAGCAGCCGACCACCGAGGTGCTAAATGGCCTCAATCTTGATTTTAGCGAAAGCCCTACAGTATGGGATTTTTTAAACGACAATTCTTTTGTGCGGGGTCTACTTGGGCCAGTAGGCTCTGGAAAGACATATGCCTCGCTGGCCGAGGTGATGCTGCGTGCTGTAAAGCAACCACCTTCGCCTGTGGACAATGTAAGATATACGCGTTTTGCCGTAATCAGAAACAGCTACCCGGAACTGCGCACAACGACCATTAAGACATGGCAAGAGATATTCCCGGAGAATACTTGGGGGCAGATGCGTTGGTCGCCGCCTATCACGCACCACATCAAGCTGCCACCGCGTGACGGCACGCCGGGGCTTGATTGCGAGGTTATTTTTCTCGCGCTTGACCAGCCCAAGGATGTGCGGAAGTTGCTTAGTCTTGAGCTTACGGGGGGTTTCATAGACGAGGCTAGAGAGTTACCAAAAGCGGTAGTCGATGGCCTTACATCGCGTGTCGGTCGTTACCCAACCAAGCGCCACGGCGGTTGCCCTTGGCGTGGTGTGTGGATGTCAACAAACCCCATGTCAGACGACCACTGGTGGCATCGCCTAGCGGAGAAAGAGCCTATCAAGGGCAAGTACCCGTGGAGGTTTTACAAACAACCCGGCGGCGTTATCGAGGCTACTAAGGAACACGAACACAACATCTTTGCGGCTAACAAGTATTGGATTAACAACCCGCAAGCAGAAAACGTAAACAACTTGCCCGGCGGTTACTATGAGCAGCAGTTAGCCGGCAAGCACTTGGATTGGATCCAGTGCTACGCGGCTGGGCAATACGTTTATGTACAGGACGGCAAGGCTGTGTGGCCGGAGTTTAGCGACAGCATTATGTCCAGCGATGTTGAGATAGAGCCGGGTTGGCCTGTGCATATTGGCCTTGACTTTGGTTTGACCCCTGCCGCCGTGTTTGGTCAGAAGATGAACAACGGGCGTTGGCATGTTGTGCATGAGCTTGTCGCGTTTGACATGGGACTAGAGCGCTTTTGTCACCATTTGATGGCCGACATAAATACGCGCTTTCCTAAGTCAGAGGTGTTTATCTGGGGTGACCCGGCTGGCGCAAAGCGTGATGAGATATTTGAGGTAACTGCGTTTGAGCATATGCGCACGCTTGGCTTGCGCGCACAGCCTACCGCGTCAAACGACTTTATGGTGCGCCGTGAGGCTGGTGCTGCGCCAATGAACCGGCTTATAGACGGCAAGCCCGGCATCATCGTAGACCGTAGTTGCACGCGCACCCGCAAGTCGCTTGCTGGTGGCTATCATTTTAAGCGCGTTGCGATGGGTGGCGGTCAGGAACGGTTCAAGGATGCGCCGAACAAAAACGAACATTCGCACGTTGGCGATGCTTACGGCTACCTGATGATGGGGTCTGAGCATCGCAAGCTAACGCGCAACAGCCACGCAAGCGGCCAGTTTAAGCAGATGACAGCCAAGATGGACTTCGATGTTTTCTAGCAACAAAGACGCAACTATAGTGCCATTTCACTGGGCGCACCCGTACAATATGGACTTGCGAGAGTTCGACAAGAAGCCATTTGACGATGTGCCTAATTACGAAGCGCTGCTAAAGATGTACCAGCAACAGGAGCATGCCTATACGGTATTGCATCAGGGCGAAATGATTTGCTCATTCGGGGCTATCAAGCTATGGCCGGGCAACGCAGAGGTCTGGTTGCTTACATCATATCAGTTTGAGCGCGTACCAATATCAGCTACACGCACAGCCATGCGCTACTTTAATCACATTGCTATCGACTTGCAATTACACCGATTGCAGATGACAGTCGAAGTTGATAATTCGTTTGCAGTTAGGTGGGCATCTGCGGTAAAATTCACTAACGAAGGCCGCATGCGTGGGTATGGGCCTGTCGGTCAAGATTATTTTATGTTTGCGAGGTACTTCGATGGGAAGTCTATTCAGCCCTAAAACTCCAGCGCCGCCCCCGCCTGACCCAGAAATCGCGGCGGCACAACAGCGTCAAGAAGAGCGCCTAGAGGCAGACGAGGCGAAGAAGATGCGCCAGATTGCGGCAAGGCGGCGTGTGCGCTCTTCTGGCGGTTCACGCATGCTATTGAGCAGAGAGCGTGAGAATGCGCAAACAGGTATTCAATCTACATTAGGAGGCTCGTGATGGGCGCAGTTTTTGGGAAAAAGACAGTAGTGCCAGCTATGCAAAAAGCAGCAAAAGAAATTGAACCAAAGGACATCGCGCCGGTAGCCGTAGCCACGCTTGATGAGAGAGCGGCGGCAGCATCTAAGCGCGCGCGCCGTGGTGGGCGCAGAGCGTTGCTTAGCGCTGGGCGTTTAGGCGGTGGTGAAGGTGGGCAAACAACATTAGGAGCAGGGTAATGCCAAAGGTAGTTTCTAAGGACGGTAAAACGCGCACATTCGCGTATACAAAGGCTGGCATGAGTGCGGCTAAAGAATATGCACGTCAGACAGGTGGCCGTGTAACCGGCGCATCCATGAAATCTAAAATGGCAAAGAAGAAGAGCTATGGCAAAGATAGCTGATAAAATCGGGCTTGGTAAACAATACAAAGGCCAGAAAGGCGCACCAACAGAAACCACTGGCCAGAAGATGTGGAAGTTTTACCAGCGCATGAAAGCGAAAATGGCAGAGGGCGACAAAAATGGCTGAGAAAAAACCTAAAGCCGTATGGGAAAAGAAACGCCCCAAAAGCGCTGGCAAGCCAAAGAGCCTAACGCCAGCGCAGAAGCGTAGCGCACAGCGTGCCGCTGCAAAGGCTGGTCGTCCATATCCTAACCTTATCGACAACATGAGGGCAGCGCGTAGCTAATGCCGGCGAAAAAATACCAGAACCCGAAGGGTGGCTTGAACGAAGCCGGGCGCAAGCACTTTGAGCGCAAAGATGGCGGCAATCTAAAGCGCCCAGTGAAGTCTGGCACAAACCCGCGCCGCGTATCATTTGCCGCACGCTTTGCTGGCATGAAGGGTGCGGAGAAGAAGGACGGCAAGCCAACACGCCTTGGCCTTGCTTTGAAGGCATGGGGCTTTGGCTCTAAAGAAGCAGCGCGTAACTTTGCGAATAGGCACAAAAAATCATGATGACCCCACAGCAGATATTGAAGCGCCACGACTTGGCACAACGCCGCAAGGATAACTGGCGGCAGATCTACGAAGATTGCTACGAGTTCGCGCTACCACAGCGCAACTTGTATGACGGCTACTATGAAGGTGGCGGGTCACCCGGCCAAAACAAAATGGCACGCGTGTTTGACAGTACCGCGATTAATTCCACACAGCGTTTTGCAAACCGCATTCAGTCTGGCCTATTCCCGCCACAATCTAACTGGTGCCGGTTAGAGCCGGGCGCAGACATTCCTGTTGAGCGCCGCATTGAAGCACAGGCCGCGCTAGATATTTACAGCGACAAGATGTTTGCGCTGTTGCGTCAGACTAATTTTGACTTGGCCATGGGTGAGTTTCTCATGGACTTAGCAGTTGGTACGGCGGTGATGCTTATCCAACCCGGTGATGACATCACTCCCATCCGGTTCACCGCCGTGCCTCAATACCTTGTGTGCATCGAAGAGGGTGCGCACGGCAAGGTCGATAACGTCTACCGCCGTATGCGCATGAAGGCAGAAGCGATAAAACAGCATTGGGATGACGCCGAGGTGTCAGCCAAGCTACAGCGCATGATTGATGACAAGCCTACCGAAGAGATAGAGCTAGTCGAGGCGACTTGCTTAGATTTGGAAACAGGCGAGTATAACTATTATGTCATCGAGAAAGAAGGCAAGGAAGCCATCGTAGAGCGCACCATGAAGTCCAGCCCTTGGGTTGTGGCGCGTTATATGAAGGTTGCTGGCGAGGTGTATGGACGTGGCCCACTGGTCACAGCTATTGCTGACATCAAGACGCTAAACAAAACGCTAGAGCTATTGTTAAAGAACGCCAGCCTATCCATCGCTGGTGTGTACACAGCGGCAGATGATGGGGTTCTTAACCCGCAGACTATCCGCATTGCGCCGGGTGCTATTATCCCAGTCGCGCGTAACGGTGGCCCACAGGGTGAGAGCTTGCGCATGTTGCCGCGCTCTGGTGACTTCAACGTGTCGCAGATCATCATCAACGACCTACGCATGAACATTAAAAAGATTATGATGGACGACACGCTACCGCCAGACAATATGTCTGCACGGTCAGCCACAGAGGTGTCTGCAAAGATATCTGAGCTAGCCAGCAACATGGGCAGTTCGTTTGGTCGTCTAATTACAGAAACGATGATACCCGTTGTGTCTCGCATTCTTGCGGTGATGGATGAGCGCGGCATGATTGAGATGCCGCTAAAGGTAAACGGGCTAGAGATTAAGGTGCAGCCGGTATCGCCTATCGCGCAAGCGCAGAACATGGGCGGCATCGAGAAGATAATGCAGTGGGTGCAGATTGCGTCATCACTTGGACAGGATGGCCAGATGGCAGTGCGCACAGGCGCCATCGCAGACCATGTGGCTGACAAGATGGGCATTCCGGCAGAGCTACGCACATCACCAGAAGAGCGCCAACAGATGGCAGAACAAATGGCACAGATGCAAGCAGCGCAAGTAGCGATGCAAGCGGCTGAGGCTACAGGGGAGTAATATGGTTGAAGAGGGTTGGGATAGCTTGCGGACAGTAGAGCCGCAAGCACGTTTGACACAGCAAGATAACCAAGATGACATAGACAGGTTATATTTGCGCGTGTACGGCAGTGAGGATGGGCAACAATTACTAACACACCTTCGCTCACTGACGATTGAGCAGCCCACTTGGTATCCGGGAGAAGATGCTTCTCACGGGTTTGCTAGGGAAGGGCAAAATTCACTAGTCCGCGAAATAGAAAAGCGGATGCAGAGAGCGAGGCAGTTATGAACGAAACAGAAGGCTTGATGGCCCAAGCATCGGTAGAAACCGAGGATAACCAGCAGCCCGAAGAAAGCACAATCTCACACATCCAGCCTGAGACTGGCCCGGCATCACTTGATGACGTGACGGTTGCCAAGGAAGGTGAAGAGGTTGAGTTTGAAAAGCCTGAGTGGTATCCAGATAAATTTTGGAATGAGGAAGAGGGGCCAGACTTAGAAAACTTGGTCAAATCCTACAACGAATTGCAGAAGAAGTTTTCGCAGGGCAAGCACAAAGCCCCAGAGGCATACGATGATAAGTTATTTAAGGATGCAAGTATTCCTGACGATGACCCGCTTCTCTCGACATATCGAGATTGGGCGAAGGAAAATGGTATTAGCCAGAGTGCATTTGACGAGCTGGCGAATAGCTTTATTTCTATGGCGCAACAGGAAGAAGAGAGCGCTGAAATCTCTTATCAGGAAGAGCTTACAAAACTTGGCCCGAATGCTGATGCGACTATTAAGTCGATGACAGAATGGGCGCAGGGTTTGGTGCGCAAAGGCGTTTGGTCAGAGGGTGACTTTGAAGAGTTCAAGATCATGGGCGGCACAGCGCAGGGTCTAAAGGCTTTGCAGAAAGTGCGCTCTTACTACGGCGACCGTCCTATTCCTGTAGACATGACCCCAGTAGATGGTGCGCCATCTAAAGAGGAATTGAATGCGATGGTAGGCAAGCCTGAGTACCAAACAGACCCAGCTTACCGTGCAAAGGTCGAGAAGATGTTTGAGCGTGTTTATGGCACGCAAGACTATTCTGCTATCTAATTAATAGCGCGGCTTGCGGGTCGCGCTTTTTTTTGTTAAAATTCACTTGACAGACAACCACCTGTGGCCTGTTAGACCCGCTTGGGGGCGTAGCGTTTATGCCCAAGCTGTCAGCCCGGTTCCCGGACACCTGATGCGACTTTTTTGAAAACATTTAAACCGAAAGGACAGAAAAATGGCAGTAGCTATTTCTAACGCTTTCGTGCAAATGTTCGATGCGGAAGTTAAACAGGCTTATCAGGGCGCACGCTCGTTGGCCGGTGTTATCCGTGAACGGACAAATGTCGAAGGCAATCAGGTTAAGTTCCCTAAAATTGGGAAAGGCACCGCAACAATCAGAGTTCCGCAAACTGACATAACCCCATTAAATGTTAGTTATTCGCAAGTGACCGCAACGATGTCAGATTTTATTGCTGCAGAATACAGCGATCTGTTTAATCAGCAAAAGGTCAACTTTGACGAGCGTCGGGAGTTGGTACAAGTTGTATCAGGTGCTATCGGACGCCGCATGGATCAGCTAGTCATTGACGCGCTGAATGCAGCATCTTCACCATCAACAGTTGCAACAACAGTTGGTGGCGCTGGTACAAACATGAACCTTGCAAAGTTGCTTGCAGCTAAGAAGGCGCTTGACACAAAGAACGTGCCAGCCGAAGGTCGTTGCATGCTAATCCACGCAAACGGCTTAGCAGCATTGCTAGACGAAACAGAATTGACAAGCAGCGATTTCGCTACAGTCAAAGCTCTTTCAACTGGCGAGATTGATACATTCTTAGGCTTCAAGTTCATTACCCTTGGCGACCGTGATGAGGGTGGCTTACCGCTTCCATCAACACGCACATGCTTCGCATTTCACCGCGATGCAATCGGCATGGGCATTGGCATGGGTCAGCGTAGTGAGATAAATTACGTCCCAGAGAAAACGTCTTTCCTTGTCTCTTCAATGTTCTCCGCTGGAGCCATTGCGATTGACGATGAAGGCATTGTCAAAATCTCAGCGACAGAGTAAGGAGAATAAACAATGGCTTTTTCAAAAGACGGACTGAATGTCATCGGTGCAGCAAAGAAGGGCAACGCGCCTTCAATGTACACCTACACATCAGCAGACGCGATTGCAGACGTGAACACAGCGGGTTATTTCAATGACCTGTCTGACACACTTGCAGTCGGCGACATCATCTTTGTGCATGATAGCGCAACCCCAACAATGTCAATTGTTATGGTCGCATCTAATGCATCAGGTGTTGTGGACGTTACCGATGGCACAGCCATCGCAATGACCGACACAGACTAATCCAATAGCTGGGGCGGTGTATGCCGCCCCGGCCTTTTTCTTTGGAGTGTTTTAGATGGCCGCTGGCGATACCAAACTATCTATCTGTTCTGAGGCGCTCATTATGTTGGGCGCTACACCTTTATCTAGCTTCAATGTTGGAACAGATGAGGCGCAAGTGGCTGACCGGCTTTATGATGATGTGCGTGATACATTGTTAATGCAGTACGCATATAGCTGGTCGATTAAAAAGGTAAAGCTAGCGCAGCTAGCACAAACACCTATCAACGAATGGAAATATATTTACCAGTTGCCGGGCAATCTACTTGGCAACCCCAAGGCTGTTTTTAATGTGGATGCTGTGGGCGCACAGCCGCGCCGTGACTTTGAGATATACGGCGATGGCCTAAACACAAACTATGAAGATGTGTGGATTGATTACCAGTACCGCCCAGAGCCTTTCGAGTTCCCGCCATATTTTGTGCGCTTGCTAAAGACAGCACTGGCGGCTGAGTTCGCAGAGCCTATCACCGACCAGATTACCAAAGCCGATTACTTTCATAACCGTGCCTATGGTGCGCCATCTGAAAACATGCGCGGCGGGTTGGTGCGCGTTGCTATCAACATTGACGGCGCAGACAGACCAGCGCAGACTATACAGGAATTCCCTATCTCTGACGTAAGGTTCTAGCATGAGCCGGATTATACAGATACAAAATGATTTTACGTCTGGCGAGATAGACCCGAAGCTCCGCGCACGCACAGACATCAGCCAGTACAAATCAGCGCTAACCACAGCGCAGAACGTGTCTATCCAGCCACAGGGTGGCGCAGTACGGCGTGACGGCACTAAGTTTGTGCATGAGCTAGACAGCGGCGCGGCAAATGCGGTGCGCATGGTTGGGTTCGAGTTCAGCGTTAGCGATAGCTACATGCTGGTGTTTACGCCCGGCAAGATGTACGTTTACAAGGACAGAACGCTAATCACCAACATCAACGGGTCTGGCAATGATTACCTAACGGTGTCATCGCTGACTGCCGCCATTCTGCCTGAGATGAACTGGGTGCAATCTGCTGACACTGTGATTGTCGTGCATGAGGATTTAGAGCCGGTAAGGATTTTGCGGGGTGCAACAGATAGCGATTGGACAGCAAGCACTATCGTGTTTGACTTTATTCCAAAGTATGCATTTAACTTTGATACGCACAATCCGACATTTACGATCACACCCAGCGCAACATCTGGCAACATTACTATCACCGCGTCATCTGTTACCAGCGACAACGGCACAGCACAGGCTGGCGGTGCAGACACAATAACGCTGAAAGCTGCATCCAGCTTTACATCAGACGACCAGCCTAATGGTATGTTTATCGAGATTACGGGCGGCACTGGGTCTGGGCAGACACGGCACATTGAGGACTATGTAGCATCAACAAAGGTTGCTACGGTGTTTCCAGCGTGGACAACACAGCCTGACAATACATCGCAGTATGACATCAAGGCGTTCAAGGCGGCAGCGGTAGACGAATATATCGTGGCGCTAAATGGCTTTGGGCGTGCGCGTATTACGCAGTTTGTTAGCAACACCGAGGTCAAAGCGTATGTAGAGATACCGTTTTTCGACACCAGCGCCATTGTGTCAGGTGATTGGGAGAGCGAACATGGCTACGAAAACACATGGTCTAGCACTAGGGGTTGGCCGCGCAGTGTTGTATTCCACGAAGGCCGATTATACTTCGGCGGCTCTAAGCAGCGCCCGTCTACCATCTGGGGCAGCCGCGTTGCTGACTTCTTTAACTTTGACCCCGGCGAAGCGTTAGACGATGCGTCTGTTGAGGCCAGCCTAGACACCGGCACATTCAACGCGATTGTCGATATGTATGCCGGGCGTAACTTACAAGTATTCACTACCGGCGGCGAGTTCTATGTGCCACAAGCGCTTGATGACCCTATTACGCCGGCAAACCTTATTGTGAAATCGCAAACCAGCTTTGGCATGAAGCCGGGCTTGCGCGTGCAGAACGTGGACGGTGCCACGCTATTTATCCAACGGCAGGGGAAGGCCATACAGGAATTTATCTTTAGCGATACGGTTAACGCGTATACGTCAGACAAGATATCTCTGCTATCATCGCATCTGCTCAAAGCGCCAGAAGAGATGGCGGTGCGCGTTGCTACATCTACGGATGAGGGCGACCGGCTAATGCTGGTTAATGGTGATGATGGGTCTATCGCCTGTTACACGCTACTGCGCAGCCAGAACGTAATCGCGCCATCTGAGTGGACAACCGAGGGTGAGTTTATAAATATCGGCGTGGATGTTGATGACATCTATGTAGTGGTAAAGCGCAGCGTAAACAGCGCTGACGTTTATTATGTCGAAGTGTTTGACCCAGATACCCTGCTAGACAGCGCTGTGACAGGCGGTGCGGCGTCATCTGTCAACATGCCGCACTTAGAGGCTGAGACTGTGCAGATCATCCGTGACGGCGTTGTAGAGCCAACACAGGTGGTGGGCGTGTCACCATCGACAGTTACATTTGCGTCTGCCGCAACGTCTAGCCATCAGGTGGGGCTGAACTTTACGCCTACCATGAAGACGCTGCCGGTTGAGCCTAGACTGCCTAGCGGTTCGCTGAAAGGTTTTAAGAAACGCATATTTGAAGTAAACGCTGAATTGTTTGAAACGCAGTCTTTACTGATTAACGGGTCGCTGATACCGTTTCGCAGTTTTGGCACAAATGTGTTAAACTCGTCAGTGCAAGAGTTTACTGGGATCAAGACCATCAACGGCATGCTAGGCTATAGCTATGATGGGCAGATAACAATAACCCAAGAGGTGCCGCTGAAAATGTCAGTGCTGGGCATCGAATACAAAGTGAGTGTAGGGCAATAGTATGGCACATGTAGCAGTACCAGTCGCAATAGCCGCCGCAAGCGGAATGGCCGGCATTAGCGGTGCTAAAGCAGAAGCACGCGGTCTTGGTGCGCAAGCAACACAAACACGCATGCAGGGGCGCTCTGAGGCGCTGAAGTATAAGCAACAGGGTGTGGCTGTGCTAGACAACATGCTGCGCACTATGGCAACGCAGAGAGCCGCCGCTGGCGCTGGCAGTGTTGATGCCTTTTCTGGTAGTGCGGCGTTTTTGCGTGTGATGGCGCAGAAGGGTGGCGCAAGCGAGTATTACACCACACGCGAGGGGCAGACTATCGTGACCCGGCAAGCCGAGTTGCAAGCTATTGAGTATGAGCGTCAGGCAAGGGCTGTTGTTAAGGCGGCGCGTAACCAAGCCATTGTGGGCATGCTACAGGCTGGCGCTACTGGCGCAATGATGGGTGGTGCGCCATCTGGCGGCGCGACAACCGGCGGCGTTGGGCTAAGTGCGCCAGCGACATACCAGCCGCTAGCCGCGTCTGCTTCATACAACCCGTTGCAACAAACAGCGTCACAGCAATTTATGAGTTTACTATAAAATGGCAGAGCGTTTAAAAAGATACAGGCCATTAGGCGTTAGCATCCCCACCGTGCCAACCGTGGATTATGTGGCTACGGGCAGGGCGCAAGCTAGGGCAATGGCACCTATCCAGCGCGGCTTGGATAGCATGACAGACTTTGCGCTAAAGAAGTTTGAGGAGAAGGCACTAATAGAGGGTGCTGAGTATGGCGCCCAGAATGCGCCTACAGAACAACAGCTACAGGACGCGCAGGGCGACATCGAGGACTTAGTGCCGGGCGACCAGACTACCGTGTTTGGACGTGCTGCGCGTAAGGCCGCTTTGCAAAGCATGACAACGAACTTTGAGATGTCGGCGCGTGAGCAAATGATAAATTTGCGCATTCAGGCGCAACAAGAGAATATGGACACTGCCACGTTTACTGAGCAGTCCAATGCAATTATTGATGGCTATACATCAACGCTACAGGATATTAGCCCGTCAGCGGCGCTAAACTTCCGCGCCACTATGGCGACTGTTGGGAACAGCGCCTTGCTTGCGCATTCTAACAAATTGCTAGCAAACCAAAAAGAGCAAGACAAGACAGTGGCGGCTGATAATGTTGATTTTGTTTTGCAATACACTCTTCCAGATATATTTGAAAACGGCTCAATCCCAAAAAGCATCGACAAGGACTATGTGCCTATGTCTCAGCTTATAGAAAAGGAAAGAAATTCTATCATAAAAATGGCAAACCAAATTGCCGACCCTGCGTTTTTGTCTAGCAAACTGAAAGCATTTGATGCCGAAGTAGACGAGCTTTATGCTACCAGCACTTCTGCTTGGCTTAACCAAGCCCCGGCAGAGCGCTTGCAGCAATTGTCCACGGGGCAAATAACTGACACGCGGTTTGCTGATATTTGGTCTAACATGACAACAACCCAGCAGCAGGAAGCATCAAAAAAGGCGCGTGAAGAATTAAGAAATATAGAGGCCACAAACACATCTCTGAGCCAAGCAGCCGAAAGAAAAAGAACAGAAACATCAGAAAGTCTGTTAGTGAGCATTACAGACAAGCGCTTGAAAAACGAAGATTACTCTCAGGAACTGGCGCAGTTAAAGGTAGTAGATGGGTCTGCGTGGATTGATATATCCAGCCAGATCAGAAGCGATGGCGCAATAGACGACCCGTCTACAGTGGCCAATCTAAATCTAGCGTCTGTTGATGGGCTTCTTACCATGAGCATGGTTAGGGGCGCATACAGCCGGGGTGATTTAAGCAACCCCACTTTCCTTACAATGCAAGATAAAGTAAAATCTGGCAGAAATGAGGCGCACCGCGAGGCGATGACCTTTGTTAAAAACTCACTGTTGCCTGATGTGGCTGTGGCAGACCTTACAATACTTTCTGATGATAGCGATACAAAAAGAATAGCTAGGCAAGTTGCTGACATTGAGAACAGGCTAATTCAGGCAGTAAAGGCAAACCCAGACCTTAACAGGTATGACTTTGTGCAGCCCCTTGTAAAGCAGTTTCAGGTGACAGAAGAAGATGTTTTAAAAGCGAAAAAGGAAGCCGCGCAAAAGCGTTTTGATAGTCTTGTTGAGCAAGGCTTTTTAACCGAAAACGCAACCCCACAAGATGCAATAGATTTTGTTAACAGACAAAGCTATGGGCAAACGCAAAAAGACTCCCTTAATGACGGCTACAGATTGTTGATGGATTGACATGAAAGACCTAGAAGCTGAATTAATGAATAGCTATTCTTTAATGGATAGCGGCGGCAACATCGAACTATTTAGAGGCGAGGATGGGTCTGTAACCATGCGCCCTAATCCTATGCCATACTTGCGCAGCCCAATGCGTCAGGCAGAGCCACAAAGCCTAGAGCAAACCGTGGAAGAGTTGCCAGCGGTTGTCGGTGGTCTTGCCGGTGGCGCAACGGCAGCAACAGTCGGTCTGCCCGGAGACATAGCCGGGCTTGCGGCTGGCGCGTACAAGGCGCTATTTCCAGACGAGGGCGAGGGCAGACTAGAGGCGTTTACAAATACGTTATCAGAAATATCAGACAAGTATGGGTCGGGCGCAGTTAAGGGATATTTGCGCGACCAAGCAGAGCAAGTGGGCGCATCTGATGTGCAAATGGAAGCGCTCGAAGAAGCAATGACAGTGGGCGAGTTTGGGGGCGTTGGTGGGTTGGCCAAGGGTGCTGTAACTAAGGGGCCGCAAATCCTGTCTAAAGCTGGCGATGTTATCGAAGGCGCAGGGGAAGGCGCAAAGGCGCGTATGGCAGAAGGCGGTGTAACGCTTGGCGCTGGCGTAGACCCCGACCCGTTAATTGCGGCGGCGGGTGATGCTGTTAAGTCGATGCGTGGAGAAACAGAATTTACCTTAACACCAGCACCGGCAGAGGCCCGAGCGCACAAGACACCGGCTGAGTTGCTCATTCAAGGCAATGGGGAGAAGGCAATTACCCCGGTTGTGCAAAAGTTTCCAAAAGCAAACAAAGATGCTGTCTTAAATAACATTGATGCATCTTTGACAAGCAACCCAGATGCTGTTCGCTCTGAGGCTGGTTGGGCTAAGTTTGTTCAAGAAACAATGGGCGGAGAATATTTACCACATCCGCCTAGTGTTGCAATTAAATACGGTCAATCCCCAGAGGCTATAGCTGACAAGCTAAAAAATTTGACGCCTGAGTTAAAGGCTGGGGTTGATGAGGGCTTTGCGTATGTAAATGAAATACGCAACATCTATCAAGCCAAAGAAGCCGACCCAACCATGACAGCGGATTTGTTTGTGTGGGGCATTTTGTCAAGAGGCGCTGGCCCGGTACAGCAAGAGGCGGCATTTATTGACATAATGGAAGATGCCGCGCCATTGGTGCAAAAAGTTGCAAATGGCACGTTCACAGAAGCTGATATGGCCAATTGGGTGGACAACATGAAAAAGTCTTTACCTGAAGGCTCACCGGGCAAACAGGTAACTATGAATGTAAATGCGGCCGGTAAGCTACTTTTTGAACTTGGCAAAAAGCCAGAAGGTTCAAACCAGACAGTGCTAGAAATCATCCACGACATGGTGGCTGACCCCAACGCGCCAGCAAAAGAAATACGCCGCAAATTTATGACGCTGACAGAAAGCGCTGGAATTGACAATAAGGTCGTCAGCTTCATTCTGTTAGTTGCTGGTCGTGATGATGTTCTTGTCATGGATAGAATACAAGGCAGACACCTCTGGGATGATGGGAAGTTTGGCGGCAAAAACATTTACGATGGAATAGGCAAGAATGGTGAGGGGCTTGCTGGTATATTTAAAGGGCCAAGAGGTTTATTGGTAACCGAGGCTCTTGAAGATGGGTTGCGCCCCAACATACAAAAAGCGTATGATATGATAGGACGCTCACAAGATGCTAGCCTAGGTCGTTTCCATTGGGAAAGCTGGGTTATAGAAGGAGAGCAAGTAGTTAGCCATTCGACTTTGCGTGCGGTCAGCAAGCGAAGCCCAATAGGCGAAGGCGTCACAGAAGGCAAGACGGATGAGTTTGCGTCTGGGTTTAGGTATATTAGAGGTCAAGATGGCCCGGTTCAAAGATACCCATTGTCAGATGGTTCATTTGTTTATATGACGCCTGAAAGAGCCAAAGAGTTTTTGGCGCATGTTAAAAAGCCAGCAACTGGCGTTGTGCCAAAAGGATTTAAAGTAACAGAAAGAGCGGATGTACCTTGGTATGAAAGAACAGAAGTCAACAGAACAAAACTCGATGAAGCAGCAAGAAACTTCCAAAATGCAACCGCAGAAGGGGAAGTTTTACGCGGCTCTCAAGGGGCTGAATAAAGTTCCCACACCTTTGCAAGATGGAGTAGAGCCGGATGGCCGATCTGCTTGAAGAAAAAACAGACGAAATGATTGCTAGCACTGAGGCAAAGGACATTGCCGCAGAGCAAAAATCTGCGGATTTGTTTGAGCATGCGCCAGACGCCCCGCAAGAGATGACCACCGAAGAAACGGTTAGCGTCATACAACAGGGCATGGAGCAAGCGCCATCTGTTGACGACCCGGAGAACATTGAGGTCGCCGCCACCGGGCCTATAATAAACTACCTTAAAAAACGCACCCGTCAGGCCGAGGTAAACTTAGGCAAGAAACTGCCTGATGAGCCTGTGCAAGAAATAGGTGGTCGGCTTATTATTAAAGAAGCCGCGCAAGAAGATGTTGACGCCATTAGCCAAGCGCTAGGCGGTCAATACGTTAAGGGGCTAAACTTCCCACAGATATCAGAGCAAATGGGTGAGTTCGACTTAGCGGATTACACAGCTAGATTAAAGGACGCAAACGAAGAGCTGTTTGAAAAGGCGCGGCGTGGCACTGTAGGGTTTGACGCTGTGCTAGAAGGTGTCAAGCAAAAGGGTGTAAATAACATTGTTGTCGATATGCTTACACGTAAGCCCGGCATGGCCGCTAATGCGGAAGAAGTGCTTGGCGGCATTATTGGTTCGTACCAGCTAATAAAAGAAACAGACGCGGCTCTTATTGCGGCGAAACAATTGCCAGAGGGTGCAGACCGTGAAGCTGCCATGACGCGGTTTATGCAGTTAATGTCAGCGCAGGGCGTGCTGTTGGCTAATGTTAGCGGCGCTGTATCTGAGGCGGGGCGCACGTTGCAAGTTGCTGGCGTGGTTGGCAAGAAGCTAGAGCTAGGCGAGATTGGTGAGCGTGCGGAAGGCATCACAAGGATGTTTGGCGCTGGTAGCGTAGATGACTTTGAGCATATTGGCGAACTTTACATGTCGCTGCCTACTGCGCTTGCAAAAGGCAAGTTTGTAGAGCAAAGTCTTGGCGCAAAAAGCATGGATGTTGTAACAGAGGTTTGGATCAATTCTATATTGTCAGCCCCCACAACGCACATGGTCAATATAGCTGGCAATACCATGTTTATGGTCACCCGGACAGCCGAGACTGCGCTTGCGTCTGGAATTGGTCGGTTGCGCACTTTGCGAAAGGGCAGCAACCCAGAGAGGGTAAAGGCGCGCCAAGCTATCGCGCAACTTAACGGCATTAGAAAAGGATTTCTTGACGCGCTTTTTGTTGCCGGCAAATCTTTTGTAATAGAAGAAGGCACAGAGGCGGCGTCAAAAATAGATGTGCGCAACAGACGCGCGATAGGCACAACAGGCGACCCCCGCGAGATTATACAAGAAATTAAAAGCGGAAACGTGGGGGCTGCGGCTGTTAATACGCTGGGCGTGTATGCGCGTATGCCGGGGCGTTTCTTGTTAGCTGAAGATGAGTTTTTTAAGGGCATAGCCTACCGCATGACATTGCATGAGCAAGCAGAGATAGCAGCTGGCGACCTGTATGACGAGCTAATAGATGCGGGTAAGAGCGTAGAAGAGGCTACGCAACAGGCAGCGCTAGAGCATGCAAACATTTTGTCAGAGCCGCCTGTTAGCATTATGAAAACAGCCAAACAAGCGGCTAGAGAAATGACGTTCCAAAATGATGTGGACGGACTACTTGGCGGCCTACAGGGGATTGCGTCACACCCGGCGGCAAAACTGTTTGTGCCGTTCTATCGCACTCCCACAAACATAGTAAAGCAAACACTTGCACGCACGCCCCTGCCGCTTGTTAGCTCAAGGGTTCGCGCACAAATAAAGGCCGGTGGGCGCGATGCAGATATGGCTTTGGCAAGAATGTCGCTTGGGTCTTTAATTATGGCAGGGTTTGCTGGTGCATCTATGGGCTTCGATGACCCCGATGAACGGGTTATTATAGTTGGCAAAGGCCCGAAAAACCCAAAGTCTCGCCAAGCTATGCAACGCATTGGCGTACAGCCTTATTCAATAAACTTTAAGATATACAATGATGATGGCACATGGACAGGCAAGTACAGGTCTATGACTTTTAGCCGGCTAGACCCAATGTCGGGGCTGCTGGCTATGTCGGCTGACTTTGCTTACTATGCACAATACGAGGACGACAGTGGTACGCTAGACAATCTCGCTATGGCGGCTACCGGGGGCATTGCAGATTATACCCTGTCGCTACCATTCTTGCAGGGTGTGCAAGAGCTATCGTCAGTATTCAGAAGCGAAGAAAAAATGACCGAGGCTGCTTTTGAATTAACGGCCAAAAAACTAACTGACGCTGGCCTGTCTTTAGTACCGACTGTCTCATCTGTCGGGGCGGCTTACGAAAGAACTATGGAAGTTGGCGAAGGCGCGGCAGGGCCGGTTGCTGGGTCTTACTTGTTGCCAGAGGGTCAGGTGCTTGGCACAGACATAACAGAGCTACCGGCGTTTGCGAGGGGCTTTTATATGTCTCTGCAAAAAGCAAAGGCGCGCAACCCATTCTTTAGCGACACCGTTGAGCCTAGGCTAAACCTGTGGGGCGAAGAGATGATGGAAGGCACCGGCGCTGGTTGGGAGATGGTGTCGCCAATACGCATCGCTGAGACAAAGTTTAGCGCGGTTGACCAAGAAATAATGAGGCTTGGCCAAGGCATACCAATGCCAAGCAAAAAGATAGACGGCGTGCTGTTAAACGCAAGCCAGTACAACAAAATATTAACTTACATGAACAAAACAGATGCACGCGGCAGACTAGAGGGCGAGGATGGTTTTGATTATAGCCTAACGCTTTTGCCTATATTGGAAGCGCGCATACTTACTGACCAATATAAAGCCTTGCCAACCAGAGAAGAGCAGCGCGAGGACTTAATGGATTACATCAGCGAGTTTAAAAGCGCGGCTATAAAAAGAGTGCGCAACGAGGACACGCATTTAGACCAGAAAATTATAGCGGTTCAGTAATTAAAGAAAATAAGTTATAATACCCCCAAGGAGCTACTATGGCAGATTACAACATTAACGCAGTTACCAGACGCGCAGTCTTCACCGGGTCAGCCGGTCTGGGGCCATACGCGTTTACGTTTGAAATCATCGACAGCAACGACCTTGCGGTATACTTCAACGCTACCTTGTTAACGCTAACCACAGACTACACCGTTAGCATTAACGCCAACGGCACTGGCGATGTGACCATTGTGACCGGCGGCAGCGTGCCGTCTACGCCAACCGCGTCCGACCAGATCGTTGTGGTTGGCGCACGCGACATTGAGCGCACCACGGACTTTGTTACCGCCGGTGATTTGCTTGCATCGTCCTTGAACGAACAGCTAGACAGCCTAACAATCTTTGACCAGCAAGTGTCGGAAGAAGGCAGACGCGCATTGCGTGCGCCTGTGTATGACCCGGCGCTGGTAGAAGACGGCGGCGTGGTAGACATGACCCTGCCAACCAAGGCATCGCGCTCTGGCAAGACGCTAGCGTTTGATAGCGATGGCAACCCAACAGTCGGTGAGGATATCGGTAACTGGCGCGATGACTGGGCGGCATCTGTTGCGTATGGCATCCGCGACATCGTGCGTGATGCTAGCAACTATAACATCTATCGCTGTAACACCGCGCACACATCCAGCGGCACTACGCCAATTAGCAGCAACGCAGATGTGTCTAAATGGGATTTGGTTATTGACGCCACGGCTGTTGATGACGCCAAGAAGCTGGCCATCCACCCAGAGGACAGCCAGTTTACTCTGAGCGATGGCACGACCACCGGCTACTCAGCATTGCACCACAAAGAAAAAGCGTTGGATGCGCAGACAGCGGCGGCTACTAGCGAGACAAATGCCGCAACATCAGAAAGCAACGCGAATGATTGGGCTGTTAAAACAAACGGCATTGTAGATAGCACAGACTATTCTGCAAAGGCTTGGGCTAATGGTGGTACAGGCGTTACATCTACTTCTGGTGCTGGTGCGGCAAAAGAATGGGCTATTACTGCGTCTTCCAGCACTGTAGATGGTACTGAGATGTCAAGTAAGGCTTATGCAGTAGGTGACATGAACAGAGGTTCTTCTGGCGCACACTCTGCTAAAGATTGGGCTAGTTATGTAAGTGGTAGCAATACTGTTGATGGTACATTTCATTCTGCAAGGTATTACGCAGAACTAGCAGAAGCGCAGTTTGATAACTTTGATGATAGATATTTAGGCGCAAAAAGTTCAGCACCAACATTAGATAATGACGGCAATGCACTGATTAATGGCGCATTATATTATGATTCTGGAAATGCAAAGTTAAATGTTTACGATATTGGCACACAACAATGGACAGCTATTGAGGCTGGCGCAACCCCCGGCTTTGCTATAGCAATGAGCGTGGCCTTATAATTTAGGAGCAAAAAATGCCACAGAATTTTCGCAGATATACATTAAGTGCTGTAGGTACTGTTGCGGCAGATATACCTGATGGTTCTAACTTTGACAGTTATGATACTTTAGTTGGCATACATATTACTAACATTGTTAGCAATGCAGTTACTGTTAGTTGTTACATTAATGACGGTACTAACAATATCTATTTAATTAAAGATGCGCCTATTGCGGCTGGTGGTGCGCTTCAAGTTTTAGATGGCGGTGGTAAGTTTGTCGTTGAGTCAGGTGACAGGCTTTATGTGCAGTCAGATACAGCATCATCTGTTGATGTATGGGTATCGGCTGTTGATGACATTAGCTCGTAGGAGTAACCGATGGGTTATGTAGGCAATCAACAAGCAGAGGGCTTTGTCCAGCGTCCTACCAAGCAAGACTTGACAGGGGCAACTGGCGATACTCTTACGCTAACTCACGCTGTTAGCAAAGAAGAAGATATTGACCTTTACATTAACAATGTAAAACAAGAGCCAACGACTGCGTACACTGTGGCTGATACAGCTGTAACGCTGACAGGCGATGTAGTTGCTAGTGATGATATCTATGTGGTGTATAACTCGCTGGCATTGCAGACTGTAGTGCCGCCTGATGGTTCTGTTACTACAGCAAAGTTGGCTAGTGGTGCGGCGGCATCTAACTTAGGAACTTCTGTTAATCTAGCTACGATTAAAGATAGCACTGGTACTAACACTGCGATGACGATTGATAGCAGTGGGCGTATTCTTGCACCTCAAGTTCCTTATTTTTATTTTAGAGGATATGCTGGTCTTGCAACAAGCGCAATCGCAGGAACAGATAAGGCAGTATATTTTGATGCAATTGAAGAAAGTCGTGGGGGTGGATTAGACAATTCCTCAACGCTTGGTGCTAGTTATACAGTTCCTGTTGCTGGTGTATATTGCATTTGGGCAAATGTTGGGCTTACGGGTGCAGTAAATTATTTAGCTTTATCATTATATCACGGAACTACCTTAAAACAAAAAGGTTGGTCAGGTAATGATTTGATACATTATACAAATCATGTTCAAGTTGTAATGAATTTAGCTCAAAACGATGTGATAAGGTGCGCAATTGATGGAACTTATACTGTTCCAGCTACAGACCCTCATTACATGAATTTTTGTGGTTACTTAATAGGTTAGGGAGACTGACATGGCATTATCAAAAATACTACCAGCCTCTCAAGAGCAATATGCAGGGGCTAGAAATCTTATCATCAATGGTGCGATGCATGTGGCACAGAGGGGTACGCAAACAAGCATTACTTCTGCATACACAGCTTGTGATAGATGGAATTTTACACGGTCTGGTGCGGCTGTAGTTGATGCTTCACAAAGCACAGATGTTCCCTCTGGTGAGGGATTTGCAAACTCATTAAAGATAGATGTTACAACTGCGGATACATCTGTTGCGGCAGGAGATTTTGCTCATTTAAGAACAAGATTTGAAGGACAGGATTTACAGCAGTTAAGAAAAGGCACAAGTGAAGCAAAGTCTTTAACCCTTAGTTTTTGGGTAAAGTCAGCAAAGACGGGAACTCATATTGTTGAATTGTATGACCTTGATAACACTCGTCAGGTTTCAAAATCTTACTCAATTACTACTGCGGATACTTGGCAAAATGTAACTTTGCAGTTTCCTGCAGACACGACAGGGGCATTTGATAATGATAATGCCGCTTCATTACAAGTGGCTTGGTGGCTTCTTGCTGGGTCAACCTATTCTGGCGGCACATTAAATACATCTTGGGCATCTTCAACTGATGCAAATAGAGTTGTTGGTCAGGTTAATGTTATGGATGATGCGGCTAATAATTTTTATCTAACAGGCGTACAGCTAGAAGTAGGCGAACAGGCCACACCGTTTGAGCATCGTAGCTATGGCGATGAGTTGGCTAGGTGTCAGAGGTATTATCAGGAAGTTTATTATAGGCATGAGTGTGATTTTGGAACTTCTGGAAATGGCGCACCCCACGAAACTGGGTTGGCAACTCCTATGAGGTCACAACCAACCATAACACAATCACAGAAAGGTATTGGCGGTACTTGCACTGGTTTTCACTCTGCTAGTGTTTACGACAGTTCAAATGGAATATATCAATATTTAGTTGTGCTAGTTTCCATTTCTGGTGGTGGTTATGGGTATTATCTTGCTGAGTTCTTTTTAGATTCGGAGTTGTAAGCAATGGAAGAAATAAATATTACATTTGCACAGTACATTGCAGATACGTTGTCTGGCAACAATCATTGCATTAAAGCAACCATTAACGGCACAGAGATGTTCGTTCCCCTTGACACAGCCAACCGCCACTATGCGGCTATCCTTGAATGGGTAGCTGAAGGCAACACAATACAGGATGCAGACTAATGCCATACATAGGTAAAAATCCAGTAGGCGGTGGCTTTCACAAGCTAGACAGCCTTACTGCTTCTGCTACAGATACCTACGCTTTGACGCTAGGGTCTGCGGCATACTACCCAGAGAGTGCTAACCAACTGCTAGTATCTCTGAACGGTGTTATCCAAGCACCACAAGACAGCTTTACAGTGTCAGGTTCTGACCTAGTGTT